CTGCTAATCGCCATGATTACTTGCGCCGTGACTTGGCACCCACACACTTCCAACGTTTACGTGACAAATTGTTAGGAGTGTTGGGGTCGTTCTGCTTTTTCTTTGGCAGACGCTTCTTGATTCCTAGCGATCTAGCACAGTAGCTGTCGCCTTTGCTGGTGCCCGGCTTTACTCTAGGGCCACCACCTTTGGCTTTACCAGCTTGACCATAGCTAACCTTTTTGCCAGACGCGGTTACCTTAACCTTCGCCTTTCCTTTTGCAGGTTTTCTACTGGCCATTATCTGTGCCTCGCTGTCTTCTTGGCTACCTTCTTCGGTTGTTTAGAAAACTGTTTACCCTTCTTGGTGTCCGCTCTCTTCTTCCGACTGGTCGCCGCATATTCTTTAGAACTTAACGCCTTGATTGCTTTTTCAGGAAGATACCGCTCACCCGTGGCTTTCTTGCCTTGGGTGGACGGTTTCCCTGACTTAGTACGCCACTTCTGTTTAGTCCAGTTCTTAAGGGACTTCTGAGACTTCTTAAGGGCCATTAGTCCTTATAGCCTCCGCCAGATGCTTTGTACTTTTTGGCCAGCATCTGCGCTTTACGCGCAGACCACTGACCGGGTTTGCCGCCCTTACCGCCAGCCTTGATCTGGTTAAACAATCGCTTACGCAGGGTGGGTTTCGTATAGTTGCCCGCCTTGTTGACTGTTGACTTTTTCTTAGCTGGTTTCTTGGCTTTAGTCATAGTTCTTCTTCACCTTCATGACTACGTTGTACACATCACCAGACGTAGCACTTGTTGTAGAAAACAGAATGTCACCTGTCTTTCCTGAACCCGCATTGTTGGGGATGCCAGTAAAGTCAGTGAAGTCCATTGTCCTAGCGTCGTCAGCCCGCAGTTCCCATGCGAGAACGTTGGTTGAGGCATCAAAGAAGATCTTAACGCCCATGCCGACAGTCGAGTACCAGATGCACTGGATGGTTACGCTGGTGCATGACTTCCCTGTCATAGGATCAGGGTTAAGGCCAGACACGTCAATCTTGTTGACCGCTGTCTCTCCTGTGCCGTCAGACACATTGGTGAAGCGGAAGATGGCTGTCTTGCCATCCTCCTGTATGGTTTGCGTAGCTACTGCATCAGCCATGAGCTATCTCCTATTAAGAATCAGCGAATGGAGTTGCCAGCGTTCCAGATCCTAACAGAGTGCCTGTAACAAGATACTCGTCTGCGGCAATAGCAGTAACCTCTACATACGAACCAGCGATACCACCTGTGGTAGTGCCGTTCATAGAGATAACGTCATTGGATGCCGCTGGAGCAAAGCCGCGAGCCTGTGAGCTTGCCGCCGCCGAAACAACAACCATGCCGACAAACTTGTCAGTGCCATCAGTCTTGATGTCTAGGTCAGACGCTGTAGTACCAATAAAGAATGTGTACTTAGCGCCGATGGTGTCTGTGCTGGCAGAAGGCAGTGTTACTGCGCCATCTGCGTCATTGACTTCGATGATGCGACCTACGTGGTCAGCATACGTGAGAGTTGTTTCCGCAGTAATGTTTACTACGGCTGTAGAGCCAACAGCTGTAAAGCCGCGCTCAGACCTTACTGGTCCTGAAAAAGTTGTTTGTCCCATGTCAATCTCCTGTCGTGGGGTGTCAGTTAAAAACTGTCAGGAAAAAATAAGGGGGCCGAAGCCCCCTGATCTAGCATTAGGATGCGCCGGGCGATCCGTAAATGCCAAGTGGGTCAGATACACCGAAGCTGTAACGCTCGCGAGCTTTGTAGCGAACGTTGCCAGTGTCGAAGTCTCCATCCATTGAAGTTTCCAACGCAGTACGCTGGAAGTGCTTCATGCCGTTTGGTACGTCGGTAATGATGAAGAACGCATTGCTATCAGTCAGATAGTGATTGACTGAGTAACCTTCGGGGATTGCACCCATGTTACGAATTGCGTTGATATCATTGTCCGCAGTGCCAACACGCTGAGTGGTTTCGAGCAAACGATTTGCCGTGAACATCAGCGCAGGTGGAACAATCAAACTGCGAGGACGTGCCGCAATCAACAGACCACGCTCATCGGTGAACGCCGCGATTTCAATCACTGCATTCTCAAGCGAGGTTTCGTTGAGGTCAGCCGCCGTAACAGGTCGGTTGTTGTTTTTTCCACCACTTACGAGGGGGTGTCCATCACCGCCGGTTACACCATCACCAGAAGCGGTGAACAGGTTAACGCCATCTCCAGACTGGAAAGAGTTGGAGAAGCCATTGTTAAGCGGGAATGCCGCTTTGACCTGCTTGGTGTAAGCCATAGCGCGGGCAAGAGCTTTGGTATAACGAGCAGACAGTGAGTCATACAAGTTATCTTCCATTGCTTCCTCAGTAATTGAGAAGCCCATTGCGATGGTCTCGTGGTTGTAACGAGCAGTGAAAGCTTCCTGTGCTGAATCGTAGCTAATAGCCGATCCTTCAGCTTTTACAGGAGCCGCCGCGAAGCCCGAGAGCTTCACTTCTTCTTCGAACGAACGATCAGACGATTCCGTCTCATAGATCATTTCGTGCTCGTCTTCGTACTTTTCGTACTCCAAACCGAAAAGAGCATTAAGCCCCGGCAGGAGTTCCTTCAGCATCTGTGCGCGTGAAATAGCCATTGCTTAGACCTCCTATTTAAACGCCAAGGGCCGTATCGTATGCGTGGCTTCCGGGCAACCAAGTCACGATGCAGTCAGTGAACGAGTCACCTACAGCGCTTGATGGTCCGTCAACAAAGTCTACGATGCGGAGTGGGAAGGTATTGGTTGTCGCGGCAGTGCTCGCATCAAGAGCGTTGCGGCTTCGACCAATGCTTGTTGATCCAGCTGTGCTGATAGCTTGGATGTTGTTGCCAAGCGCTGTTTGCGCGATGGAACCGTCACCTTGCATCTGGAACAGAACTTTAGGATCGTCTACGACATACGCCATAATATCGTCCGCCGCAGTTGAAGCGGGGAAATACTGTGAGTATGTGGGTTGCTTAGTAGTTGGATCAGTGTAACTACAGCCGACAAAAATGCCGACAGTGCCAGCGACGACAGCAGTTGTAACTGCGGCCTTCTCGACAGTACCTGAGCTAACTAACTTAACGAAATCACCATAAAAGATTGAGGTGCCGTAAGCGTTGGCAATCTTAATATGGCGCACTTTCCCGGTGAAAGAGCCTGATGCACTTAGCGTGTCTACAGGTTCCGCCCCGGATGGGGTAGCTGATGTAGCCATTTGCAGTCTCCTTGAGAGTTAGAGCCACCCCTCCTTTAGGGGATTAGCTCTTGCCAAATGTAGTTCTCGTACTACGCTCAGGTTTCATGAGCGGCATACGAGGATCATTTTCACGCAGGAAGTTGTTGTCCACAGATTGCATCTGATTTTCGGCCATGTTCTGGAAGTATGCGTCACGCTGTTCCATCTTCTCCTTAGGAGCACGACAGAGCAACAGACCACCGACTTCAATGTTACCGGCAAAACGAGAGCCTACATCTGACTGCAATTGCAATTCAGGGTAGTCTTCCGCTTTAACGGGTTGCCATCCTTCACGCATCATCTTCGATACGTTCGTATTGTCTGACTCACCAAGGACGCTAGTACGAATCCAACGGTGAACCCATCCATCACGATGATCCGGGTTGGGCAAGATTGAAGCTGGTATCCAGCTATCATTAGGACGAGACTCTTCTTCTCGCGTGGTTTTGGTTCTGGGGGTGCGCTCTTCTGCCATCACTTACGCTCCTTTATGAGTTGGTTGGCATATTGTTCGGGGGATAACCCAAGCCGCTTGGCGAGAGAGACCTGAGTGGACGTTAACTGCACTTTGCGCGATTTTGCTCCATTGTTCCTAGACGACGGAGCGACCACCGACGAAGGTCGCTGATTAGCAGTCGCAGTCGCGGTACGTCCATCATCCCGCTGATCCTGCCAATCATATTCTGGAAAGGATGAACGCATCCGATTATCAATGTAATCGAAATACTCCTGAGAGTTTGTGTCCATTCCTCTTTGTACTGCCGAGGTATGAGCGCCATAAGCTAAGGCGGTCATCTCCTCGTGCCCTTCCTTCATGAACCAGTCGTTTTTCTCCGCCCAGTCTTTCGCTTCGGCGCTTGGCTCTGGGAGGGCTTGGCCTTGGCCTTGGGCTTGGGCTTGCTGGTTTTGGGCCGCGACTTGATGGGCGGCTCTTCGGGCAATTTCTTGCTGGTAGGCTTGCTGTTCGTACTGTGCTCTTTGCTGAACTTGCTGACGATTTTGAGACTGATATCTTTCAGCCTCTGCAAACTCCGCTTGAGCGCGGTTAAGCCTTTCTTGAGAAGCGATGATTTCATCTGTATTTCCCTCTTCATAAGCTTTGCGGTATGAGGCCCGCGCACTCTCTAGCGCAACAGACGCTCGCTCTCTTACTTGCTCTACCAATGCGGCCTCGCCGCGTGAGATGAGAGACTCCATCTCTTGGTTTTTGTTGGCTACCTGTTGAGCATAACTGATCGCTTCTTCCCGCAGTTTTTCTGCGGCTTCGCGCTGTCGTCGCTCTTCGTGGTAATCAAACTTAAGCTTGTTAAGACGCTTCTGAACTTTCTCAGAATACTGCCCAAGCTCCTCATCAGAGGACTCAGAATCTTCTGCCTTCTCCGCTTTCTTTGATTTCTGTGGACGCTGATCCTCTTCAGGACGATCATCCATCACTTCGAATTCTATATCGGTCGCCTCTTCCTCCTTTGCTTTTTTATCAAAGGTGGTTTTGACGCCGAAGAACTTATCTTCCGCAGATGTTTCTTCTACGAACAAATCACTTTGGTCATCGCTCATGCCTTCACAATCCCCCTTGGATCTTCAACTACAGCCTCTACGCTGTCATCGTTGATTAACCGGAACTCCTTACCGTGAATCTTGAACCGTGTACCGGAGTACGAACGCATCAAGATAAAGTCCCCTTCTTTGCAGTAGGGACCGTTAGGGAATCTTGTGGGATCTGCATAGCAATCTGGGCCTAGTGTAAGCACCATGCCTACGATAGAACCAACCTCCTCATCGTACAGGGTCTTAGACGCCTTTACGATTCCGCCTTCGAATTCCTTCTCAGGCTCAGGGAGTGCAATAAGAATTTTATAGCCCGAAGGCTTTGGAAGTTGAGACGCAACTTGTGCTTCTTCTTCACTCATGCTCACCTCGCACTGGGTAACGCCCAGAGTCGTTGCACTAGGAAAACGCCTAGAGTCGTTGCACCAGAAAAGCGTCTGGAGTCGCTAGTCTTGATACCGGGCTTCTACGTCCAGTATCTCTCGCTCGGCTATCGCCAAACCTTTAATGATCCCACAGCACTGTGTGTAGTCTGCGTGATCAGTACAGGCACCTCCGCTGATATGATCCGAAATGTCATTCATATGCTCTCGAATCTTAGAGCGGATGTACTCAGTTACCGTTGATTCCTCAAGGCTCATTTATTACCCATTAAATCCTTAGCAATATCGACGCCCAGTTTAGCACCAGCAATTTGCTCTTGGGAAGCTATTCGATCTCCTTCCAATTGCTCTTGAGCATTGTCTCTAGCTATTTGAGCACCAATCTTTGCTGTCTGGATATCTTTTTCCTGCTCAAGCTTGGCCTGATCTAACTGAGACTTGGCCATTGCCTTCTGCATATCCAGCTGGATTCTAGCCATTTCAGCCTGAGCCTTACGCTGTACGTCGGCCTGCTTGATCTGAAGCTCCTGCATCTGGATCTGGATAAGCGGATCTTGCATTTGCTTCTGAGCCTGCTCCATCTGTTGCTCACGCTGTGCCTTGCCAGACAATTGAGCCGCCGCTGGCGCAACCAACTGCGAAATGCGGTACTCGATATCTTCTGGTAATGGCTCGTCTGGTGGCGGCAACGGTACGCCCAACTCTTTCTCCACGCCCTGTCGGTACTGGAATGCCAAGTGCTCTTGAACGTGGGCCGCAAGCTCTGCTTGTGCCTTCTTCGCGTTCGGACTCTTAGCCATAACCTCCATGACCTGTGGATCTTGGAGCAAGCTCATGTGAGTCTGGATGTGAGCCTCGTGATCTTGGTAAATAAACGCTTTAACTGGCTTTCCGTTGAGCAGATTCATGTTTTCGCTGACCGGATCGGTCGGCTTCATGTCTGCATCGGTAGGAACAATCTTATCAGCGTCACGAATACCTAGAACTTCCAGCATTTGCCGGTGTAATAATGGCATGTCGTACATTTCTGGGGCTTGTGCCGCCAGTTGTAGCGCCGCTTGGTACTGCATAATGCGCTGTGCCATCGTTCCAGCGTTAGGATCGCTAACAGGAATGATGTCAACACGGTCATCGAAGTCCTCAGGGACAATTGGGTCGCCTTTTGTGGCGTATGGGTACTGGTCTGGCCCAAAATCCCGCACAACATGGGTCAATATGCGTAGTTCTACCCGCATTGAGGCGTGCAAACGCGCCTGAACCGCGCTCAT